GTCCACTGCCCCTCGGTAAAGGAATAATCCGTTTTGGAAATCTTGATCCAGAGCATCACAGCATCCCCGGAGGAATTCCCCTCATTGGAAAACCCGTACCAGTATCCATCCTGCCCGTCCATAAACTCCCCGTACTTGGTATAGCTTCCCTGGAACTCAAAGGTTTCCGGCGTCAGCACCTCATCTTCCAGCACGGTATAAGTGGAATCGTCCAGCTTCTCATTCAGCCCGATGGAAAACACCGGGATCCGCAGCTTCCGGATCCGGACGCCCGCGTTCTCAAAAGTGATGGAATACAAAAGACTGTCCTCAAAATCCAGCTCCACCGCCTCAAACAGCACCATCTTGTTGGCGTCCGGGATTGCCCCGATATCCGCCGCCTTCAGCCGCAGGAAGGCGCTGGCGTCCCCGGTCAGGCTGCCGAAGCCGTTCTGCCCACCGAAGGAGCTGGTCAGCGCCACCGCCGCGATGGTGCCATTCCCCTGGTTTGGGGTAAATTCCCAGACGAACTTATACCCATTGGAAATCGCCATGCTCTCCGTCAAGTTCAGGCTCCCCCTGGCCAGGTTGGCCGTGGAATTCACGTCATTGGAGGCGTAGGCCACCGGCAGGTTGTCGGAACTCTCATACAGCAGTTCCTCATCCTCCGCCAGCGCTTCGGAAAAAAGCAGGATACCGCCGATCATATTGGGGCAGATGGGGAGCAGGTTCCCATTCCAGAGCAGGGCATCATCGTACTCCCCGGTAGCGGCGTAAAAGATCCCCATGGGATTTAAACCCAGGATGTTGTTCACCGCCTCGGTGATCATATTCTCCTCCGTGACGGTCTCCACCGCCCCGGTATTTTCATCTGTCAGTTCCAGCGTCATCACGCCTTTTAAAACCATATCCATTCTCCTCCTGTATTCTTATTCTGTGCCGCCGGATCCCGGTAGCGTTACCGGCCGGCAGAACGCCCCGATCCCCGGCTTTGCCGCCAGGGTATCTGTATAGCTCCTCTGCACCAGTTCCATAGTTTCCGTAGCAATAGTATCCGAAATCCCTTTCGCTTTCAGCCCGCCGCGGATCCCGAACAAAGCAGTCGATTCCTCAATGTCGATCCTGCCGTCCCAGGCCGCCGCGGCAGCCATAGCCTGGCCGCTGATGGAAGCGATGCAGTCCCCGATCCCCACACTGCCGGAACCGCCCTCCATCCGCAGGTACACGTTGAAGGTATTGGTAATATTCGGCACGATATTTTCAATCGGGTAATACAAAGACAGGATGTGTTTCCCGCTGTGCCAGGTCTCCACCGGATGATGGAGCAGGATCTCCGCGTTGTTCAGTTCAAAGGTCACATAGCAGACCGCCCTCCCGTTCTCCGTCCAGGTTACCGGCAGGCTCACATCCACGGAAATATCCGTGGTTTCTTCTCCGGCAGCGTCATCCTCAGCATCCCCAGCTTCCGCTTCCATCCCGGACGGGCCGTCCTCCGTTCCAGCATTTCCTGCCGCTCCGCTTCCGGACGAAGGGAACGGAATCACGATAGTGCCGCTGGCCTGGGCGGATTTCTCCACCGCCTGCGCCTCCACGTCCACCACCACCTGCCCGAAGAACTGGGCGTGGTTTTCCTCTTTGGAAGCGAACTCAATACTGATGATCCGCACATCCGTTTCTCCGATGGAATACTCAGAGGCATTTGTAAAGGTATGGATGCCGATCTTCCCAGCTTCAATCTGGTTCAGCAGGCCGGAGATGTTCTTGTCATTCTTGGACTTCGCCTGGGAAAGCCTGGGATTCTTCCCCACGCATTTCAGGCTCTGCCTGCCGCCAATCTTGACCGTAAAAGATGTCACGCAGGTGATCTGCTGGGCATCCGCCTGCCCGCCGGAGAAGGTCAGCACATCCCCCAGATCCAGCGCCGGGTTCCCGATGGTATCCGAATCAAAGGGCACATAATTGACCGCAGATAAAGCGGTGAGGATATTGCGACAAAGTTCCTCCCTGGTCTCTTCCAGTCCAAACTGTAGGAGGGGATTGACTCCCAGGTTCATAGTCAGCCCGTCATCCTCTTCCAGAGCGTAATACTCGGAAATCTGTGTCCGCAGGTTGGTGGAGCTGACCGCCGTGTACCGCGTCACAAAATCCGAGAAACTGCTGGAAAACCGGTGCTTCTGCAAAATCTCCATCACCGGAGTCTCCCCGTACTGCCGGAACTCCAGTTTCCCTTCCCGGTTGATGCAGAAGAACCCGCCCAGCACCTGCGCCGTAAAATACAGTACGTCCCGGTAGGTCTCAATGTCATTCTCCGGGTAAATGGAAAGCAGTTCCGAACCGTTGGGAAGCGCCTCGATCTCCGCCTGGCTCTGCGCTAGTTCCACCCCGCAGGCGGTACCGCACAGCACCATCATCCCGTAAGCCGTGCCGATGGTCTCAAAGCCATTGAAAGCCCGGTCAAAGCGAAGCATCCTGTCATAAGCCTTCAGTTCCAGCACATGCACCGTCCGGTTGGCCTCGCTCACTTCAAAGATCCCCATAGGGACAGCTTCGTAAATCCCGTCCGCCAGCCGCAGGTGGTAGGACAGTTCCACTTCTGCCTCCTCCAAGGTGTACCGGTCAATATCCAGGAACAGGCTGATCCCCATCTCCGCCGCGTACACCGCACCAAGCTCAATCTCAGAATTGCCGCAGCACTGAGCCGTGATATAGCCACTGCCTTTGACGATATCTTCCTGGTCAAAGAGATACTCCACGCCGCCTGCCGTGGTGATCTTCCCCGTCCAGTAATATTTCCGGGTGTTCCCCTGCACTGCCTGCAGGAACGCCTCGCTCACCGGGTACATCGGACACCCCTCCTTCCGTTTTCAGGCATCAAAAAAGCACCAATCATTTCTGACTGATGCTCTTACCCTATAAGTTCAATTCAAAAAATCTACCGCAGATACTGCAATACTTCATCCGCTTTTCTTTTGATATTTAAAGAAGATACCGAATCAAATTGTGTCTTTCGCGGATTTATTTGAATGATATTCGCAGAAGACGCAATATCATTCCAGTAAACACCCCCATAATTTCCCTCTGCTCCTATAACAAGTAC